GGTGTAAAGTGCATTTGCCATTCTATTTGTCCTCCTTTCTGTTTAATTCGGAAATTAAGGCATTGATTTTTCGCTGCTTCTCGCGGATAGCTTCCTTTTCAGCCATGAGCTTTTGATTCTCCTTCTCCAGCTCGCTGATGGACATTTCCTTTAGTGCTTTTGGCATGTTCTTTTCTCCTTTATAGGGGGAACTTAAACTTATAGACTACGGTATCTCCTGCCTGGGGATAAACGATGTAAGCATCCAGGCCAAAGAAGTAGATTACATCCGGTACCAGGTTGAGCAGCCTTTTTAAGACGCTGGCTGCGGATTCACCAGCTCCGACATCGAGCCTGGGGTACAGACTGGTAATCAGGCTGGAGCGTGACTTATAGGATAGCGCCCCCCCTACCGCCTGCATGACTTTCTCTATTAGCTGGTAGCAGGTAAAGTCATCTGCGCCGCTATTCCACTCCACCGGCTTATTGAACTGGTAGCGGGACAACAACCCCCAAGCGTCTACACAGTGCATGATGAAGTTTGAAATGTTGGGGTCTCTCTTGTATTCCATACCTTCAACAAAATACCTGGCAGCCTCTGAGAGCTGGTCGCCTGACGTGGTCTTGTAGCCCAGGTGAAGATTGACTCGCGCCCCCCTCTTTAAGACGGCTATCGCGCCTGAGCCTGGCGAGTTATAAGTGCCTTTGGAATTGTCCAGCTCTACCTCTAATTCTGATGGCTGCTCCGGGTCTACGGCCTCGGTGATCCTGGCGATTCTGGAGACTGGGATGGTAATTAAAGAGCCGGCGCCTGAGCCTGCGGTTGGGGGCGTCCATGAACCAGGGCATTGTGCCCGCCAGACCTCATTCGGCTGCGTAGCCCAGAGATACTCTCCGCTGGGGTCGGCGGCTAAGGCCATGCCTCTCGAGGCGCTGGTATCTATGGTGCTGGCCTTATTCCAATTGTAGTCGTAGAAATCTGTGCCGGGCTTCAAGCGGAAGAGCCAGGGCTGGTTCTGCCTGGCCAGAGACAAAAGCGGCCTGGTGCATGATGTGGGGGGCTTGAGCAGATAGGGACCCGAAACGTCCAGCGTCTCTCCTGCCATAGCATCTATCACCGCCTGATACCTCTCCATATAGGTGCTGCTCTTCACTTGCCTGCTCCAAGCGGCACGCTGCTCCATGGACATGAGACGATAGCCTACCGGCCAACCGGTGGCGAACTGCCTTAGCCTTACCTGAGTAGCGACATCTACCCTGGCTCTGCCTAAGCCGATTTTGACATCAGTTGCCCAGGTGTTAGCTGTCTGGCGATAGCCATCGCCGTAGACCATGCGGACAACAGAGATATAGCTGCCTTCCTGGACCAGGGCGATGATGTTCCAGTCGCCATCGTGGTATGCGGCCAAGTCAACAACCTCTCCATCATAGCTGCCTCGCTGGCCTAAGCCACCGCTCCAGCTCCCCGAAGTCCTCTTTTGGAGATATAGGCTGGTGGGGTCATTGACGTCTGAGGCGTGGACGATGATGCAATCACCATTAGACTTATAAGCTATGGCTACGCCTCTTTCACAGGGGCGGGCATTTGCCATCTGTGTCCAGCCCGCCCAGGAAGCGCCATAGTCCGCCGACTGCCGGCGGTAGAGATTGGCGGCATCCATGGAAGCCACCATAACCTCAGCTCCCTGAGAAGCGATGGCGACTTTGGCATTGGAGGGAACACCACCAAAAGATGCACCCCAGCTCGAATAATCGGAGCCTGGACCGGGACTGGTTACCCTGGAGAGGTAGGAGTTGGTGCCTGACTTGCGGACCCGAATCAAAGAGCCGTCACCTGGCATGGTTACGCCGTGGCTATCTTTGGTCTCTGAACCTAAATAGAAGCGCTGCCAGCCGAAGGCTTCCCACTGGAGGCTCGAGGACTGAGCGGGGTGGCCGTAAGCCTGCACCTCCAGTTTGACCAGCGGCTTCCGGGGCAAGCCTGTTCTCTGTGCTTCGAGTAGGGCGTCTGAGATACTTCTCATTTCTTCCTTGCCCAGATTATGTAAACTGCTGCGCCTACCAGCAGCACGATGCCGGATATAGTCAGCCAGTCAAAAACTATCGGTTTCAACTAGGATTCAGCAGCTGCTCGGCCAGAGTACCCACGCCATACAGCGTCCTATTGAATGGCGCCAGCTTGGCTTTCCAGTCGATTTTGGAAGTGGCCAGCTCGGTCAAGGCATTGGCAGCTCGGATGGTGGTATTGAAGTCCCTGTTGAAAACATAATACTCAGGGCTCCGGCCGCATTCGCCTTTCTTCTTCTCGGTCTCCTCCTTTAGCCAGTCCTTAGCATCAACCGCCAAATCAACCAGGTAATTCCAGTAATCCACTGCCTGGGATATGTTCTGGCAATCGGTCACCCGGCCTTTATCCCTGGCCTTATAGAAGATGGTGCACTGGTTTACCTCTGTATAGGTGGCCTTCACAGTAGCCAGGACATCTTCGTGGAAGGCTTTAGGGTCAAAGGGCGTTGGCAACTCAGCTACAGGCTGGCTTTGCGTCTGTGGCTGCACTGGCGGGGCATACCCGCCATTCTGAGTGCCATTAGCCGTAACAAGGGCAGCCTGCGCTGTGGCGGTCTTGGCTTTCTCCATCTCCTTGTCGACTCCGGCCTGAGTGACGATGTAGATAATGCCGGCCAGGGCTGCGGCTATCGATGGCACATAGTCCATAATGGTCTTCTGCGTCTCCGGGTTCTGTATGAACAGGGGAATCATGGTTGCCAGAATGGTAATGATAAAAGCACTGTATTTCTTTTTGCCATCTAAGAACTTTTGTATCATTTCTCTCTCCTTATACTATTTTTAGCTTTATGTAAACCTTAGCTTCGGGCTTACCTCTGCTGAGGGTTATGTCAAGTAAAACGGCTTCACTACATTCGATTTTAAGCCCCTCAAATTCATTTTGCGTGTAATCCCTACCCCCAGGGGCTACTCCACCAAAGCGGCCAGGGTATCGGGTACCGACTTGCCGTTTTCGGAGTAATGCCTGGCCAGATGTTTGGCAGCATCAAGAATCTGCTGTCCAGTAGCTTCTACCCGCTTACCGCGGAATCCGCCACGGCTTAAGGCTGCCACGGCTGCTGACAGGTGCTCCCAATCCGTGGTGCGGTAATGGCCAATCTTACCCTGTATGGCGCGGAAGATGGCCTTAGTATGATGCGGCAATTTCCAGGTCTCTATATCTTCCTTATCGCCAACGATGGCGAATGCCTGGTAGGGAAAGCCTTCCTTTAGCCTGGGTAGACCTTGTTCGATTTTGTCTCGAGAAGATTTTTGTGTATTACTCATTGTCGTCTCCTTGATAGAACTGACTTATTTTGAGCTTGCGGCCTCTGCCGAAGCGCTTGAGCTGGGCTTTGAACTCTTTGAGCATGACCGTCCCCCAGGACTGGTAATCAGTATCAGCTCGCTCACCACCAAAGCCGGCGGTATCGGTGCGATACTGCGTTTGTGCTAGCACGGCATAGGCGGCAGCTCCCAGGGCTAAGACATCCTCTAAATAGCTGGGGATGGTGCTTGTGCTGCCGTCCAGGGTGTGAACCTTACCCCAGTAGATGTAGCAGTTAGCGCCGTTTCCCTGGGCGTCTCCTATTAGAGTGATGGTTTCTGAATAGACGGTGAAGCGCTGGAAGCTCCGCGGGGTTTCCCCCACCGGGAACTCTACCCTGTCTACTGAGACTCTATCAGTAAGCGTGGTTAAGGCTACGTCGCGGCTGCCATTGGTGGTAGCGATGGTAGTCTTCATATCCCTGGGGACATAGCGGGATAACTCGGCTATGGCTCTGGCGATGGCTCTATCAATCTCATTGTCCTGCCAGCGGTAATTAGAATTATCCTCGTCCTTTAGGTCTCGCCTGACCAGGGTTCTCATATCGCTCAGTATCATTTTGTTCTACCCCCTCCCTCAGTTCAGTTGGTGGGGGGTGAAGCTGTCGCAGTAGGTGACTCTGCCGCTTCTCTCCCCCCACCTACATCTTGTGGGTCAGCTTTTATGATCCTGCGGGCTGTACCACAATATGTTGTGTTTTAGTCCTGAACTCCGATTAGGGCGGCTCGCTTCTGGATGCAGAAGTCGATGAGGCCGCAATACCACTTGACACGGTATCTATTGGCGTCCGCGGCTTCAAGAGCGCCTAGCGGCTCAACCTGGATACCGCCATTGGTAGCGCCACAGATACCGCCTTCGCCGAACTGTAAAGCGTAGATGGTGGAGCAAAGCGCCCCGGTGATTGCCGTCTCCACACTACCGGCCAGGGTGTGGGTATTGAGGATATAGTCATTGACGCCGATGGGGATGCCGTTATAGAACTGGACAAACTCACCCAGCTTGCCAGTACCGACTTCAAGGTTAGAGCCGGCAGCTCTGGCCAGGGCGTTTACCTTTCTGCGGCTTCTCCTGCTCATCAGCAAGAGGTCTGGCTTGCCTCCCAGGACGGCGTCTATAAGCTGGTCAACCATGGCCAGGGTTAGGGTGGCGCCGGTAGCGCCAGCAGCGATTACCTGGTTTGAGGCCGTGCCGGTTACTATGAGCTTGATTAAGCCTTCGATGGAGTTCGCATCTGCGGTGATGCCTATGTAGTTGGTTGTGCTGCCGTAGATGAAGGCTCGCTCAAACTCCTGCCTGAGCGATTTGGCGGCAAGCTCTAAAACGACTGACTCGATATCCTGGATATTACTCCTGGTCTGCTTGATGTAGTTGTCCAGGTCGGCATTTCTGCCCAGCACACACAAGGTGGCGGTGAGCTGGTCAAAGGTTGGTGCGGTGGTTGACGACCAGGCACCGAGTGGCGCATACCAGGTAGCGGCGGCTAAAGCCGTCTCTCTGTTGTAGGTTAGCGCGTTGCCGTTAATATCGATAAACGGCATGGTCTGAAGGATTGGTGAATCCTTAATAACGGTCTCTATGACGCCTTGTAAGAGGACATCATTAGACAGTTTGGCTGCTTGTGCTAGTAATATCGACATAGGTTAATTCTCCTTTTTTCTCTTGGCCTGCTCCAGGCCGAGGTTTATTTTCTCCGTAGTGCTCATGGCCGAGACATCGGGACCGGTGCGAGCTGGAGCACCTGCCGGGACTGAGGCGGCTGCCGCCTGCTTTAACAGGGACTCCTGGACATTGGCCACCAGCTTATTAGTTCGGGCGAGGGATGCCTTGACTTCCTCAACAGTCGTCCCGAAGATAACCTCTGGCGGGATTAGTGGATTAGAAGCTGATGCCAGCTTCTTGAAGTCCTCTACAGCGTAGGCATAGGCTGCCTTGGCGCCCTCGAAATTTATCGAGGCTTCGGCTAACTGTCCTTTCATGGCTTCAATGTCCT